GCGTGAAGGCGCGACCGCGCCAGGACTGGAGCAACTGCCGCAGGGTCGCCTTTTCGTTGAGCGACAACCCGACCGTGCGAGAGATCACCGCCGGGAGGCTCTTCGTCTCGCCGTCCTTCGTGATCTCTACGCGCTCCGAGGGAATCTGGAACCGCAGCAGCAGCGTGCGCTTTGGCGCGAACTGGCCGCCGGGGCTCGGCTGAACGCCAAGGTCCACGAGCATGTCGCAGACCGCGGCGTAGGCGCCCGCCTCGATGGGCTTGCGCTCGGGGTAGTTTCCGCCTGGAGAGGCGCTGACGTAGATAGACATTTACTTACTCCTTCGTTTACACAGTGTAGATACAGTTCACCAAAGATTGTGCGGGGACCCGGCGCGACGCCGAGAGCTCCGCCAGTTTGGCGGGGGAACCGACCGCCAACTTTCGTTTGCCGCACTTTGTAGGCGGCGGATTAAATCTAAGACCCAGCGGATCACCACTCCTCCGGTCGCAGGATCGCGCACACAATCGCCGCCACACCGAAGACCGCAAAGGCCCCGGCGAGGGTCATCCACTCTTCAAAGGTGGCAAAGCCGGCGACGAGTTCCATCACGCCACCCCCGGCAGGCGATCGCGCGCTACCTTGTTGAAGAGAGCGCGTGCCTCTTGGCCGAGACCGGCGCGGTCGAGCTCCTCAATCATGCGGCGCAGATCATTGAGTTCGCCCTGGCCGCGGCTCCAGACCGAGTGATCGTCGGAGTAGTTGTAGAGCCAGTCGTGGCGGTGGAGGGCCTGGGAGAAGGTGTCGAGGGTGGTGCTCATGCGGCCACCTCGTCCGTAGAAATGTGCTGCTCCAGGTCGATCGAATAGTCGAGGTTATATCGCTCGGCGATCCTCTGCGCTTGCTTCGCGATTTGACGTAACGCGATCTTCTTCTTGCTGTTTGTGAGCGCGTTACTGGCCTGAATGTATGGCAACACTCGGACAAGCGCGTCGAACATGACCGTGCCCGCAATATCGCTGGCCGGGAGATCGCTTGAATCAGAGAGGTATTCGTTGGCTTCTATTTGATGCGTAAACATTTTAAGGACTCCTTTGATCGCTTTTAGGAGGGCGGCTTACGCCGCCACCCCGATATCGTTGAAACCGTGTTTGCTGATTAAGTATTTCGCAACATTCAAAGTCTGGCGGGCAGATTCATTCATGCCCATCGCCATCTGCGCCTGCGCGTCTGACATCAAACCCATGATTCTCATCATTGGATGTCCAAGCGCTTCGGCATCGGCCTGATCAATTTCAACCTTCGTGCAACCGAACATCTTGATTTCTTTGTCGCTCATTTTCCTTTACCTCTTTGATCGCTTCCGGTGCGGCACCGCGCCGCCCGTGGAAGACGTTATACAGATATCGCTGTCTGTCTACAACCCCTCGGTGTAAATATTTTTATGGCCCTCTTTTCTGGGTGCCACCGATAGTTGTAAGATCGCGACATGAACAACAAGATCACGCCGCAGCAGGCGGCAGTTATCCACGCCGTGGACAGGGCAGGCGGTCAGTCTTCCCTTGCAAGAAAGCTAGGTATAAGGCCGCAGGCGGTCCAGAAGTGGTGCGCCAGCGGCAGGATTCCCCCTCTCCGTGTCCTTGCGGTTGAGGCGGCGACTGGGGTATCAAGGAAAGCTCTACGACCGGATATTTATCCATGAAACCAGAACTCACCGCGATCGTGCCAGTCGAGAGGGTCCTCGAGCTGGCGAGGCGTTATCCCGTTTTCCCGTGCAGGAGGAAAGATGAAACAGACCAAGAGGGGCGCACGCTCAAGGCCAAGAGCCCGCTCACCAAAAACGGATTCAAGGACGCCACCCAAGACGAGGCCCAGATACGTCGACTCTGGGCCGCTCACCCTGACGCCCTCGTCGGCGTCCCGACCGGGAGCCGCACCGGCCTCGCCGTCATTGACTTCGATACCAGCAAGGCTGGGGTCGCTGCTCAGGAGTGGCTATCTGAAAATCAGGGCGCTCTTCTAAGCACCCGCGTACACCAGACCGGCGGCGGCAGCGGCGGGCGGCACTACCTCTTCAAGCTACCCGCCGGGGTCAAGATCAGGGGCGGCGCCAACGTCGTCCTGGGGAAGGTCAAGCGCGACGGCCTGGACATCCGCGCCGAGGGCGGCTACATCATCTGGTGGCCCCTGCACTTCGGCCAGAGCGGGCCGCTCGAGGAGGTCCAGCCGCTGCCGGCGGGGCTTATCGACGAGCGCCGGATGGACCTTGAACTCCCGGCGGAGGTCGCGGCCAAGTTACCGCCAAAGCCCGGCACCAGCGGAGACTTCCAGCGCGAGCTGCGGCGGATCACCGAGGCCCTCGTCTTCATCGACCCGGCTGACTACGACCCGTGGCTTATGGTAGGGATGGCTCTGCACCACGCCTCCGGCGGCGCCGACGACGGGCTCGAGCTCTGGGACGCCTGGTCAAGCGGGTGCGTCACGGGCGTACTGCCAGACTCTTACGCGGGCCGCGCCGACATCGAGTATCGGTGGCAGTCGTTCCACCTCGACCGCGGCGGCGGCGTCACGCTCGGGAGCCTCTTCAACGCCGCCAAGGCGGGCGGCTGGGTCAACGTCCCAGAGGCGGTGCGGCTCGGGCCACCGAAGCGCGAGGAGCCCGAGGATTTTTGTAGCTACGAAAACCTGCCCGAGGCGCTCGGGATGGAGCGCGTCCGCGAGCCGCAGATTGTACACACAGCGTCCGGACAACAATCTGGGACAGTGACACCTGGTGGCATAGTCCCGAGCCGTCGCCTTATCCTGCGGCCCATCGGCGAGATCGTCACCGAGCGGCGCGAGGCGAGCTGGCTGATCCACAACGTCCTCGAGGCCAACGTGCTGGCGGTCCTCGCCGGGCCACGCGCCAGCTTCAAGTCTTTTATTGCGCTCGACTGGGCGATGCGTATCGCGGCCGCGGATAATCCCGTGGTGATCCTCTCGGGCGAGGGCGCGGGCCTCGGCCGTCGCGCCGAGGCATGGATGCAGGAGCACGGCAAGGGGCGCGATTTCGAGGAGCTGCGGCTCATGGCGCTGGAGTCGGTCGCGAACCTCAACGCCGACGAGGAGATGGCCATGCTCCAGAGCGCGATCGACGAGGCCGGGATTCGGCCGGCGCTCGTGGTCGTGGACACGTTCAGCAAGTTCAGCGCGGGGCTCGACGAGAACAGCAACCAGGAGGTCGCCGAGTATCTCTCCAAGCTCACGATCGGGCTGCGCGAGCGGTACACGGCGACGGTGCTCTTGGTCGCACATAGCGGCCACGGCGACTCCAAGCGGCCGCGTGGCGCGTCGGCGCTCATGGCTAACCCAGACGCCGAGTATATCGTCGAGCGGCCAGACGCCCAGGGCATGGCGGTCAACGTGACCCGCGAGCGGTTCAAGGACACGGCCTCCATGTCTCCGATCGGATACGAGGCCGTCGAGGTGGACCTCGGGCGGGTCGATCGGTACGGCGAGGGCGTCAAGTCGCTCGTGATGCGGGCCACCGACCCGGTGGTCGCGACCAAGAAGGCGACGCCGCAGGGCAAGGTCCAGAAGATGATCCTGGACGCGCTCCGGGCGCGCCAGAAGGCGTCCGAGACGACCCTGATCTGGACCATGGTAGACCTGCGGCAGGTCGGGAAGGAGTGCGGGCAGAGCAAGCAGTCTGTCCACAGGGCGGTCGAAATGATGGCCATGAGCCCGTTCCTGACCAGCACGGTGGGTGGGTTTAGGCTCTCGGAAGAGGGGTTAAAGTAGGCGGTCAAAAAGTCAAAAAGGTCAAATTTTGACCACGTTTTGACCGTCCATGCGGTCAAAAAGGTCAAAAAACCCTATATAGGGTTTTGACTTTTGACCATGGATTTGACCAGACATAGGATAAATATGTGAGGAAGAAAAGATTGCTCCAGCAGGCTAGGGTGGGGGGTGGTGGTGTTGTAAAGAAGCAACAACCTGTTGCTGATACGCCACTGGCTAAACGCATGGCGGAAGAGGGTGGCCCGGAGATGCTGGCCGACCTCAAGACGCTCCAGTCGCACTTTGGTGCAAGGCTGCTGTATTACCGCGACAGGCACGGCGAGGTCGGGAAGATGCCGAGGTGGATCGATGACACAGAGTGAATTCAACCTACTCGGGCCGCTGGTCTGGGAGGACTCGGACTTCTGGGGCAAGACCTCGGCCTGCCGGCGGTTCTCGATCCGTGGCCAGACGATGAACGGGAAGCAGGAGTTCGTCCTGTGGCGGCGTGGGCCAGACGGCAGGGTGATCCCTAAGCACCTGGGGTCGTTCGAGACGTTCGAGGCTGCCGCGGCTGAAGCCGAAGAGCACAAGTACCGCGACCCGCCGAAGCGCAACGGTATCCACGACTGGAGGCCGACGTGGGGGAAATAAAGCGCTGCCCGATCTGCCTGGTCGAGAACACGGGCGGTCGCGTTCACGGGTGGCACAAGAACGGGTCTCGCAAGAAAGGCTATACGCCGCAGCAACTCACCGAGATGGCGCTGGTTACGATTGAGCAGAACCGGGTGAGGGCGATTATCTGTGACGCCGTTGACCTGGCGAGGCAGCCGCTTCACTGGCAATCAAAGCCAAAGAAGTCTCGCAAGGAGTATCACCGAGACTATTACTGGCGCCACGCCGAGAAGCGGAGGACGCAACGCAAGGTCAGCAAGAGCCTGCGCCGTAGGCTGCGGCCCTTGATCGCTGATCTCTGTCGTGCGGTAGACTTGGGCCGAATCAGTGCGGGGTGGTGATGGGAAAGCGACAACGAGAGCGTGGCGCCGAGACAGAGCGCGAGGTTTGCGAGACAATCTCCGAAAAGATCGGCTGGGTCGTCAAGCGTGAGCTCGGCCAGGCGAGAGACGGCGGCTGCGATATTCGACTCGGGCAGTTCGTGCTCGAGGTCAAGCGCAGGAAGGCAATCGCGGTCTACGAGTGGATCGACCAGGCATCCGCGGCGTGCGCGCCGTACGAGACCCCGGTCGTGGTCTGCCGTGCAGACAAGCGCGAGTTCCTCGTCATCCAGCGGCTAGAGGATTGGCTCAAGATGGCGAAGGGAGAGCTGCCCGAGCGATGAGGTGCCCAAAGTGTGGCAAGCCTAGCGAGGTCGTGAAGGTCTACCAGTTCACGGCAGAGGCCCGCAGGCGCCGAGAGTGTGTCACGTGCGGCTTCAGGTTCACGACCAGCGAGAAGGTCTGGCGGAAGGTCTACGCCGAAGAGATCCGCGCCGCAAAGGCAGCGCCGAGGATTGGCCGAAAGGTTGACCAGGCAGAGCGACCGAGAAAGACCTACAGCAACTTCGACGTGGTGCCGCTCGAGGGATACGAGATGGACCACGAAGACGTGACGACCTACGTTCACATGCAGGATGATTGATGGCAGGGACACCGATCAAACGAGCCAGGCACGAGAAGGCGCTGGCGATCATGGCGAAGCCTGACTTCTGGGAGATGCTCTGGGAGCACTTGGCCGAAGGCAACACGCTGCGATCGTTTGTGAGCGGCAGCGACGTGCCGTATGGCGTGCTCTGGCGAAAGATGCAATCCGATCCGGTCTTGATGGAACGCTACGAGATCGTACGCAACGCCAGGGCGCTCGCGAACGCAGAGCGGATCGAGGCGCTGGCCGAGAAGGTTGAGGCCGAGCAGATGGACCCGAACGCGGCGAAGGTCGCGATGGGCGCGAGGCAGTGGCTCGCCGAGCGAATGGACCCGAAGCGCTGGGGAAACAAGATCCAGCAGGACGTGAAGATCACCGACACGACGCAGCTGCACTTGCAGGCCGTGCGCGATTTGATGCGGACCGTGAGCGTCGTGGAGCCCGAAAAACTGACCTCTGACACTGACGCGTCAACATCGCCGGCCGCGCGCGATTCATCAGTGTAATGTTATAACATAACACTTTTTTATGCATAAAAACCCGCATAATCACGCTCTGCGCAAAACGCAACTCGCGCAAGTCATTGATTCACAAGGGATTATGCTGCGAAGTGCGTATAATACCCATTATGTAAAATTGACCATCAGGCGGTCAGTCGATGCGTAAGTCGTTGATTCTCAACGGATCGGCGGTCGCGACCGCCCGCGAACCCCCCCCCGGTGGGTGCCACCGCCGGGGGCGGGCGCTGGCGTAACCCCACACAGGCCAACCCGAAAAAATGCAGAACCCGTACCTAGACTTCGTTAAACGCTACCACGCGGCCCCTGTGGCCTTCGTGGAGGAGGTCCTAGGCGTCACCCCAGACCCGTGGCAGAAGACGCTCCTGGGCCTCCTGGCTGCGGGAGAGCGCAAGATCTCCGTCCGCTCCGGCCACGGCACCGGTAAGTCCACCGTCGCGTCCTGGGCCATGCTCTGGTACATGCTCACCCGCGTCCCCGTAAAGGTCGTCGTCACGGCGCCCACGGCCAGCCAGTTGTTCGACGCCCTCTTCGGCGAGTGCCGCCGCTGGGCCAAGCTCCTACCCCCCGCCGTGGGGGAGTTGCTCGAGATCAAGTCCGACCGGATTGAATTAAAGGCCAGCCCAGAGGAGGCCTTCATCTCCGCCCGCACCAGCCGCGCCGAGCAGCCCGACGCGCTGCAAGGCATCCACGCCGAGTTTGTGCTGCTGGTCGTGGACGAGGCCCCCGGCGTATCCGAGGCGGTCTTCGAATCCGCGGGCGGCAGCATGTCGGGCCACGCCGCGACGACGCTCCTACTCGGCAACCCCACCCGGACGCAGGGGTATTTTTACGACACCTTCCACCGGCTCGCGCCGGAGTGGAAAAACCTCCACGTCTCGTGCCTCGACTCGCCGCGGGTGAGCGAGGACTACGTGAGGGAGATGTCGAGCCGATACGGCGAGGGGTCGAACGCGTACCGGGTCCGCGTCCTGGGCGAGTTCCCGGTCGCCGACGACGACACCCTGATCGGGCTGGAGCTCGCGCAGTCGGCGCTCGACCGTGACGTGGCCCAGAACACCAACGCGCCGATCGTCTGGGGCCTCGACGTGGCGCGCTTTGGCGCGGACTCCTCGGCGCTCTGCAAGCGCCAGGGCAACGTCGTCCTCGAGCCCGTCAAGACGTGGCGCAACCTTGACCTCATGTCGCTGACGGGGGCCGTGATGCACGAGTACGAGTCCGCCGACTTCAAGGCGCGCCCCGCCGAGATCCTGGTCGACAGCATCGGCCTGGGGGCGGGTGTAGTCGATAGATTACGGGAGCTGAAGCTGCCGGCGCGTGGGATCAACGTCGGCGAGTCGCCGGCCTTCAAGGGCCAGTACGCGAACCTGCGCGCCGAGCTCTGGGGCAAGGCGAAGGCGTGGCTCGAGGCCCGCGACTGCAAGCTGCCGCGTGACGAGCGGCTCGTCAATGAATTATCCTCGCCGCGCTACTCGTTCATGTCGAACGGAAAGCTAAAACTCGAGGGCAAGGACGACATGAAGCGCCGCGGTCTTGTCTCGCCCGACGTGGCCGACGCCTTTGTGTTGACCTTTGCGGGCGAGGCCGCGACCGGGAGCGGGGCCTACTTGCCGACGTGGACCAAGTCCGTCAAGCGACAGATTCGTGGGGTGGTATGAGCATCGAACACCTGGGCGGATACATTCCAGAGGGCGACCGCGCGACGTGGATGCCCGACATCTGGGGCTACCTCGCGCTGACCTACGACATCAAGTCAGTAATCGACATCGGCGCCGGGATGGGCCACAACATCCGCTGGTGGCACGACCTGGGCTTTGACGCGCGCGGCGTCGAGGGGCACCCGATGGCGCTCGCCGAGAGCCCGGTGCGAGACATCTTGGTCGCGCACGACTACGAGCGCGGGCCATACGATCCGGGGCGCGAATATGACCTCGCGATCTGCACCGAGTTCGTGGAACACGTCGAGCAGCGGTGCGAGCAAAACTGGTTCGCGACCATGGCGCGGTGCAAATATGTGCTTATGTGCCACGCGCTCCCTGGGCAGGGCGGGCACCACCACGTCAACGAGCAACTCACCGAGTATTGGATCGACCGATTCTACGAAAACGGCTTCAAGTGCGACTGGGTTACGTCGTGCAGGTTCCGCGAGACGGACAAGCGGCAGGGCTCGTCTTGGGGCAGGCCGACGCTGCTCTTTTTTGTGAGGGACCCGTGAAGTATTACTGCATCACCCTCGCCGAGACGCCGGAGCGCACCGAGCACGCGCGCCAGCAGGCCGCGAAGGCCGGGATCGAGCTGGACTTTATCCAAGGCATCTTCGGCAAGACGATGCAGGTGAAGTCCGAGATCCCGATGCACACGGACTATTACGTGACCCGCGGCGCGACGTGTCTCGTCTTGTCGTGGCACATCGCGTGGCAGATCGCGTGGCGCGAGGGGCACGAAGAGTTTGTGATCTTTGAGGACGACATACTGCTCCCCGATAATTTTGTGGAGCGGCTCCAGAAGATCCGCGCCGAGACGCCCGAGTGGTGCGACCTCGTGTACCTAAACTCGTGCTGCACCGACCAGAAGCCCGCGAAGAAAGAGTCGGAGAGCCTCTGGGAGATTAAATACCCCCTCTGCACGGCCGCTATCTGGCACCGGAGGCGCGCGATCCCGATCTTGCAGCAATACACAAAGCCGGCCAACACGCCCGTCGATATACTGCTCGAGTGGTACGCGCTGCCGCACCTGCGGGTGCTGACCGCCGTGCCGCCGCTTGTGGCGCAGGCGACGCAAGACTGGGCCGTGCCGATGCCATCGACGATCCACATGTGAGGTGAACGTGAATGTTAAAGCCAAGCGACGTGCTGCTGTTCCAAAAGCGCCTAGACAAAAAGGCGCCACCGAAGCCGGAGCCCAAGAAGCCCCCCGAGCCGCCGAAGGACGGCCCACCGAAACCGCCCTCCCCGGCGAAGGCCGCCTAGTTTTATCGGAGCACCTGCCGGGCGGCGCCTTTGTGCGGCTCTCGGTCCCGGAATCGGAAAAGTATTTGCCCTGCAACCCGTCGATCGCCAAGAGCGAGGACGGTGGACTAGCCTGCTTAGTCCGCACCGTAAACTACGAGCTCGGCGAAGAGGACGGGATCTGGTTTCGTGGCGACCCCGCGCCTAACACCCGCAACTACCTGGTCACGCTGGGCCAAGACTTGAGCCAGCGGTCGGCGCAGTGGGTCAATGACCTAATGGCGCGCAACACTCGGGTCCCCGCCCGAGACGGGCTCGAGGACGGGCGGCTCTTTTGGTGGCGCGGTGGGTGGTGGTTTACCGCGACCGCGCTGCACCACGGCCCGCGGGTGCGGGGCACGATGGCGCTGTGCAAGCTAGACCAGGCCACGGTCGAGGGCCTGGAGTTCCTGCACAGCCCGCACGGCCGCGAGGTCGAGAAGAACTGGATGCCGCTCGCCGAGGGCGACCAGTTGTCGTTCGTGTATATGCACCACCCATCGGAGTCCTACGAGTACGCGCCGCAGAAGCGCAGGATATGGCTCGGCGGCTACCCGCCGCTCGCGGGCTGGTCGGGCGGCTCGCAGTTGATCCCGCACGAGGGGTCATACCTCGGCGTCGTGCACCAGCGCCGCAAGCACAGGGGCCGGGTGCATTACGCTCACCGCCTGGTGCGCTACAACGGCAACCTCGAGCCGTTCCACGCCGGGCGTGAGTTTTACTTTCGCGGCGAGCAGATTGAGTTCTGCGCGGGGCTTGTCCGGCACGGCGGCGGCTACGTGATGAGCTTTGGCGTCAAGGACCGCGAGGCGTGGCTCGTGTCGCTAACAGAAAATCAGGTTGCATCGCTTCTCGCGTGACAATAGAGAAGGGCCTTTTTCGGCACGGGTGCCGGTTTTATGTATAACCAAGACGGATCACTCATTGAGCAAACCGAGGCGGCGGTCGGGCTACTTGAGCCCATGAACGACGCCGACCTTGAGTCGCTGGTCGGTAGCGAGCTGGTAGACGCCACGTCGTTTGTCGACGCCGAGCTCTCGCCGGTCCGTGCCCGAGCGATTGAGTATTACCGCGGCGAGCCGTTTGGTAACGAGGAAGAGGGCCGCTCGCAGGTCGTCTCAACCGACGTGCGCGACACGATCGCCGGGATCATGCCCTCGTTGATGCGTGTCTTCTTTGGCTCAAAGAAGGTGGTGCAGTTTGCGCCCCGCGGGCCGGAGGACACCGCGACCGCCGAGCAGGCGACCGATTACATCAACTACATCTTCTCCCAGGACAACGACGGATTCCTTGTCTGTCACTCTGTCTTCAAGGACGCCCTGCGCGGCGCGCTTGGGATCGCAAAGTATTACTGGGAAGAAAAGATCGAGGTCAAGACCGAGCACTACACGGGCCTTGATGAAAACGCTTTGACGGTCCTGCTCTCGGAGCCCGGCGTCGTGGGGAGCGCGATTGAGTCGATGGACGACCCATCGTATCGCCCCCCGGTAGACCCGGCGACGGGGCAGCCCATGACGGTGGACCCGATGACGGGGCAGCCGCTCCCGGTGCCGCAGATCTATAACGTCGAGCTGCGCCGCGAATACAAGTCTGGCAAGGTCGCCGTGGAGGCCGTGCCCCCCGAGGAGTTCTTAATCGACCGCCGCGCGCGCTCCGTCGAGGACGCGACCCTCGTGGCGCACCGGCGCATGATGCGCGTCTCTGACCTCGTGGCCCTGGGCTACAGCGAGGAAGAGGTCAGCCAAGAGACCGGGATCTACGAGCTCGACACTAACGACGAATACATCGCCCGCAACCCGTACGCAGAGTCATACGGCCCAGGCGGCACGCAGGACGACAAACGCGTCCTCTACGTCGAGGCCTACATGCGGGTCGACTATGACCGCGACGGCATCGCCGAGTTGCGCAAGATCTGCACGATCGGCGGCGGATACAAGGTGGTGATGAACCAGCCCTGTTCGCACGCGCCGTTTGCTTTATTTTGCCCGGACCCCGAGCCGCACGCGCTGATCGGCTTGTCTATCTTTGACATGACCGCCGACTTGCAGCGCATTAAGTCTGCGGTGATGCGCAACATGCTTGACTCGCTCTCGCTCGCGATCCACCCACGGGTGGGCGTCGTAGAGGGGCAGGTCAACATGGACGACGTCCTCAACACCGAGGTCGGCGGGATCATCCGCCAGCGAGCGCCAGGGATGGTGCAGCCGTTTTCTGTCCCGTTTGTCGGCCAGGCCGCGTTCCCGATGCTGGAATACTTGGACAGCGTGCGCGAGACGCGCACCGGGATGTCCAAGGCGGCGATGGGCCTCGACGCCGGGGCGTTACAGAGCACCACCCGCGCGGCGGTTGCCGCGACAGTCAGTGCCTCTCAGCAGCACCTTGAGATGATCGCCCGGATTTTCGCCGAAACCGGGATGCGAGCCCTGTTCAAGGGAATACTCAAGCTGGTCGTGGAAAATCAAGAGCGCCCGCGGGTGGTGCGCCTACGCAACCAGTGGGTCCCGATCGACCCGCGCTCTTGGGACGCCGACATGGACGTGGAGATTGATGTCGCGCTCGGCGGCGGGACGGAAGAGCAAAAGGTCGCGGTCCTCACGTCGGTGGCCCAGAAGCAAGAGCAGATCTTGCAGATGATGGGGCCGCAGAACCCGCTCGTGACGCCGCAGCAGTACCGCAACACCCTCGCGCGTCTTGTTGAGGCCTCTGGCTACAAGAACGTCGGCGAGTTCTTCCTTGACCCGGCGATGCAGCCCCCGCCGCCCCCGCCTCCACCGCCGCCGCCGGACCCGGCGATGATCCTGGCGCAGGTGGAGCAGCAGAAGATCATGGCGGACATCCAGAACAAGCAGGCCGAGCTCGAGCTCAAGCGGCAGCAGATGCTCCTCGAGGACGACCGCGCCCGCGACAAGCAAGAGGCGGAGATGATGCTGCGCGCCTACGAGATCCAGCTCAAGAGCGGGACCGCCGTGGACGTGGAGCAGATCAAGGCCATGATGGCTGCGCCGCGTGTCGCGAGCCCGAGCGTGCAGCAGCCGGTGATCCCGGAGATCGGGCCGGCGCCGCAGATGCCGCCGATCGGGTGACGCATGAAGGAGCTCATCCCGATCCCGGCGCCGAACCCGAACGTGGCCCCCGCGGCCTATACGCCGCAGTACCACAATCAGGTCAACAACCAAAACCGGCTCTATTTTTCGACGCTGGATAACATCAACCGGGAAGTACTCCCGACCGTCCATAGTCTTAACGTCTTGCACTGGCTGGGGCCGCCGTAATGGCAAACTTTCAGGACATCGTCGGGCTCAGGCTAGGGCGCGGGCAACTCACGACCTCGTACGCTACGGTTTATACGTGCCCGGCAGACAAGCGTGCATATATCAAAGATATAAATCTTTGCAATACGCACTCTGGAAAAGAGCACGCGTACGTTGCGATCGTGCCATCTGGCCAGACCGCTGGCGCAGCGTACGAGATCCTGAGTAACTACGGGATAGACGCGTACACGGTATATCGCTGGACCGGGTTACAGATCCTAAACGCCGGGGACACGATCCAGGTCAAGGGAAGCGGCAGTAATTTAATCACCATCTATGTGAGCGGCGCGGAGGCTGTCTAACATGAGCAACGCATTTCGGGGTCAAGCACAATACATGACGCCAATTTATTCGCAGGCCCCGACGGGCGGCTTCAACATGTCTGGCTATGGTGGAGACACCATGCAAGACCTCGGAGACCTCGGAGACCTCAGCGGCCTCGCCAACTTTGGCGCCGTGAGCGGCCCCGCCTCGATGGGCGGCGGCTATAGCATGTTTGGGTCTTATAGCCCGACGCCGTACCAGCAACAGGATTACACCGGCGGATACATGCCGGGCTATGGCGCGCAACTGCCGCAGCAGTTTGGCGGCTATGGCGGCGGCTACGGTCGTGGATATGGCGGCTTTGCGAGCCAGTTTGGCGGCCGCTTTGGCGGCGGCTACGGCGGCGGGTTTGGTATGCCGCAGCCGCAGCAGCCGAACGTAAACGACCTATTTGGTCAGTATATGTTTGGCCAATATTATGGTCAGCCGGCCTTCAACCCGTTCCAGGCCACGTCCATGTTTGGCGGCGGCCGGCGTGGCGGGTTTGGCGGCGGCCGACGCGGCGGTCGCGAGCGTATGTTCCCAACTCAGCAACCAGAAGTTCAAGCATATGCCCCCCAGCCGCCGCGCATGACATGGTCTCCGCCTATGCCGGCGCAGCCGCCCGTAAGTCCGCCGGCCCCGGTTACACCAGCGCCAGCGCCAGTGCCAAGCCAGCAAAACCAGAGCTCAAACCCAGACTATTGGTACACCAAGCTGGTCGAAAATAACCCAGGCATTGACACAGACCGCGCAAGACAGCTCGCTGAAGAGCGCGCCGCAGTATTTCGCGGACAGGCTCAATCGCAACAGCAGACGACGCAACAGCCGCCGTCACAGCCACAGGCTCCAAACATTTACGATCCGTCAAACGATGACTGGGGCCGTGGTGAGGGTCAAATCAATGCCGCAGATTTGCCAAGCGGATTTAATTGGCAGGCGTATCTTGATGCGCCGTCAAACGCCGATCTTCGCGCGGCAGGGCTTGATACGCCAAGCGAGGCGGCGCGTCATTATTTGAAATATGGTCGTAGTGAAGGAAGGAATTTAGGGGCGGCAGCGCCATCTGCGGCGCCATCAATAACGCAACCAGTCAATCAACCTGCGACACCATATTTCCCATCCGTGACGCAGCCAGTAGAGACCACGATGCCGTACGATCTTGGCGACCTCAGTGGCCTCTCTAGACTCGGCGGCTTTGACCCATACGGCCGGTTTGGCGCGTTTAACTTTAGGTGACACCATGAAGCAGGGACTCTATTCAAATATTTGGGCCAAGCGCGAGCGCATCGCGGCCGGCAGCGGCGAGAAGATGCGTAAACCTGGAGCGAAGGGCGCGCCGACCGCCAAGGCGTTTAAGGCTGCGGCAAAGACGGCGAAGAAGCGCAAGTGAAGACCGCGGCTTGGCAGCGTAAGGAAGGCCAGAGCAAGAAAGGCGGCCTGAACGCCGCGGGCCGCGCGTCCTATAAGCGCGAGACGGGCGGCACGTTAAAGCCGCCAGTGAAGGGCGAGGCACAGTCGCCCGAGCAACTGCGCCGGAAGGGATCGTTTCTGACGCGCATGGGGTCGATGCCTGGGCTGCTCTTTGACGAGCAGGGCGACAAGACGCGCCTCAAGTTGAGCCTCGAGGCGTGGGGACACCGTGGAGATAAAGCGAGCGCGGTCGCCAAGGGGCGGCGACTGCTCGAGAGATACAGGAAGCAAAAAGATGGCTGAACCAAGGCGCCGCGGATTATTAAATGAGCTTGAAGAGCTCGCTCGTAGCACCTACGAAGATCCACAGGTGCAGGCGCAGATCGGTATGCTCCGCGGCGCTGGTCGCGGGCTCTACGGAATCGTTGAGCCTTTTTTATCTCCAAGAGAGACCGCGCGCGGGTTGCTCGCGACGGGGCAGGAGTTTGCAAGAGACCCAGGGGCCGCGACAAAGTCGATGCTTCAGGCAGAGGTTGACCGCGCCATCGCCGCGCCTCAAGACCCAGAGGCCCTGGGAGAATATGCCGCGTCGTTTGTAAACCCGTTTCGTGTCGCCGGCTCTATGCGACGAATGATGAGCCCGGCAGATGGCGGATCATATCGTGGCCAGGGGATTGATGTCCCAGACGCGGCACCGGTAGACGAATCATATTTTAATCTTGAGGGGCTCACGACGCAGCCATCTCGTTCAGTAGAGATCCCGCGATACACTCCGCCCCGCGGCGCTCCGGGCTACATGCAAAGGCTGGCAGGGAACGAGCGCGCATATAATCAGATACTAGACTGGGCCAAAAAGGGCATGACCGAAGAGGGCCTCGGGTGGTACAACACAGAGGCGCTGCGAAAAGAGTTCATCAAAGAATTTGGTGAAGATGTCGGCCAGAAAAACTACGAAAAATATATAGACTTGGTGGCCGCAACCAGCGCAGGCGCAAAGACCCCAGCAAACGCGAAGATAGCGTCTTATTATTATCAGCAGGCAGTGCGTGGAGAGCCGGCGGTTAAGCCGCCAAAGGGCTCTGGATACGGACACAAAATGCAGGCGCTGCACTTTAAGAACGCGGCCGAGATATTGGCCGGTGGCGCGCTTGATCCAATAGCGAACCCGAAGCGGTACACCTTTGGTGAAAACCTTAAAGGCAACTGGGACTATGCGACCGTGGACAAGCACAACGTCCGCGCCTTTGCTATCGCATCCAGAGACCCTGATTTTGTAGAGGCGAGGCTGGCAGACCCAGCCGGGACGCCGGCACCTGATTGGTGGAGCGAGAAAAAATACGGGGCCTGGAACCCAGAGAAATTTAATCCCCGCAAGTTTATTCAAGAAAACAAAATTAAATGGGAAACGATCCCGCCTACTTGGTTTAAGGAAGCGCCCACTAAAACAGACTATAAGGCCTTTGAGGACCTTAACCGCAGGCTCGCAAAAGACCTCGGGATATCTCCAGCAGCGGCCCAGGCCGCGCTGTGGCTTGGGGCAGGTCAAGCGACGGGGCTTGGATCTCCGCCGGTTGCATTTATGAAGATCCTTGAGGGAAGATTGGAAGAGACCGCAAAGAAGCGCGGAATTAGCCGTGAACAAGCGTTGAAAGATTTTATCCGTGGAAACGCCCCGCTGTTGCAGTTTGGCGGCATGGCCGTTGGGGCTGGTTTGCTTGCCCCGTCGAATGAAGAGGAGAAAATGTAATGCCCAGCAAAAGCACCAAACAAGCGCGCCTCATGGCCGCCGCCGCCCACGACCCAGAGTTCGCCAAGCGCGTCGGCGTGCCGATGAAGGTCGCCAAAGAATTTAACAAGGCCGACAAGGGCGGCAAGCTCTTGAAGAAGGCGATGAAAAAGAAGCCAAAGAGCGGCCTGCTCGCTTGAGCGAGCGAAACCCCTACATCGACGCCCGCAAGGGGCAAGAAGCCAAAGACCTCCTCGAGAACCCGATCCTCGTGGAGGCCTTTGGCGTCTTGGAGGGCGAATATCTCAAGGCGTGGCGAAACAGTAAGCCAGCCGACCAGGAGGAGCGCGAGCGGCTATGGCTCGCGGTCGGCATCCTGGAAGAGATCAAGCGCCACCTGCGCATCGTCGTAGAGAACGGCGCGATGGCAAAGCGAGACATCGACAAGATCAGCGGCAGGAAATAACCCGCTTGAATCTTGCACAATAGATCTATGAGTCAAACCGGCACGGGTACACCCCCCGGAACAATACAGTCCACGCAGGATGCCCTGGAGCAGATGCTCGCCGCCGACGAAGGCGAAAACGAGCAGCTTGAGGCCGAAGCAATGGACGAGGGTGAGGAGCCTTCCCAGGCAGTCGACAGCGAGTCCGACGGCGTGGAGGAGGAGACCACCGAAGGCGATGAGGAAGCCGAAGAGGCGCCGCCGCAGGGCCAGACATTCCGCGTCAAGGTTGACGGGGAAGAAGTCGATGTCCCGCTGGATGAGTTGCTGAAGGGTTACTCACGCACCGCAGACTATACGCGCAAGACGCAGGCGATCGCCGAGGCCAGAAAACAGGCCGAGGCAGAGCTGAATCTAGCGCGGCAGGAGCGGCAGAGATATGCACAGACCTTGGATGCGCTGGACGCGCAACTCAAGTCGCTGCAACCGCCCGAGATCGACTGGGACAGGCTCTATCAAGAGAACCCGGTCGAGTGGGTGAGACAGCGCGAGCTGCAACGGTCCAGGCAGGAGCAGGCGCAGTGGGTGCAGGCCCAGCGCGCCGCCCTGGTACAAAAGCAACAGGCGGATGAGCAACTGAACGCGGAAAAGACCCTAGAGTCTGAGCGCGGGAAGCTGCTCGAGGCGCTCCCTGATTGGCGCGACCCTGAAAAGGCGCGCGCCGAGAAGGCGAGGATCGTCGAATACGCAACCGGGAGGCTCGGCTTTAGTGTCGAAGAGATCTCGGACGTATACGACGCACGCGCGGTGCTGGCCCTTCGCAAGGCGATGCTTTACGACGAGCTCATGAGCAAGCGCGACCAGATGCGCCCGAAGATCATCCAGAAGGCGCGCCCGATGCGCGCCGGTGTCGCCTCTAGCCCGCAGTCATCAAAGGTCACCGCATCGAAGGCCGCTCTTTCTAGACTCGCAAATAGTGGCAGCCACAAAGACGCGGCTGCCGTGTTTGAACAGTTTATAGATTAGGGGTAACACCAAATGTCACAGACAGCCAATACGTTTGATACTTTTGCCGCAAAAGGTATCCGTGAGTCTCTCTCAAACGTGATCTACAACATCTCGCCCGAAGAGACCCCGTTCATGTCGAACATCGGACGCGAGAACGTCAAGAACACTTATTTCGAGTGGCAGACGGACTCGCTCGCCGCGGCCTCGACGACCAACGCGCAGGTGGAAGGTGACGACGTGTCGTCCTACGACTCGACCGCCGCCACGACCCGCATCGGTAACTACACCCAGGTCAGCCGCAAGACCGTCCTCATCTCGGGCACCCTCGAGAGCGTGGACAAGGCCGGCCGTCGCTCGGAGCTGGCGTACCAGCTCGCGAAGCGCTCTGCCGAGCTGAAGCGCGACATGGAGTCGATCATGCTGACGAACCAGGCGGCCTCGGCTGGCTCTGCCGGCGTGAGCACGGCCCTGCGCAAGTCGGGCTCGCTCCTCGCGTACCTCAAGACCAACACCGACAAGGGCACGGGCGGCGTTGATCCGGTCTACACGACGAAGCCGGACGCGACCCGCACGGATGCGACCGACGCTAACCTTCGCACGTTCACCGAGACGATTCTCAAGAGCGTGATCCAGAAGGTGTGGGCCGCTGGTGGCACGCCGAAGATTCTCATGGTGGGCCCGGTCAACAAGCAGCGCGTTTCGGGCTTCGCGGGTATCGCGGAGATCCGCAAGGAAGTGGTCGGCAACCGTGCCGCGACCATCATCGGCGCGGCCGACGTTTACGTGTCCGACTTCGGCAACGTGAACGTGGTCCCGAACCGCTTCCAGCGTGAGCGTGACGCCTTTGTGCTCGACCCTGAGTACGCAAGCGTCGCCTTCCTGCGCCCGTTCAATACGGTGGAACTTGCAAAGACCGGCGACGCCGAGAAGCGCATGATCCTCGTGGAGTGGGGCCTGAAGGTCAACACCGAGGCCGCGCACGGTCTCGCCGCGGACCTCACCACGACCTGATCGCGGTGATATAAACTTGGGGGCGGCGGCAACAGGGCCGTCGCCCCTGAGTTGAGGATGGCATGAATTCAACAGGTAAGCGCCTTTTTGATTACGACCCAGAAACGGGCACGACGAAGTGGTGGCATTACGATGCCGACAAGGACGAGGCCAAGATAGAGACGGTCTTTGAGGTCGGCGACCTGATTGAGCAGAACAAAAAGCAATACGCGGACACGGACGAGCGTGCCCGGTACGGCGAGTGGAGCAAGGTCGCGTCGATACCGATGGCCTTGTTCTACAGGTTAAAGGCAAAGGGGATCATTGACGACCCGGCGGCGATGAAGCGCTGGCTCAACGACCCCGATAACAGATTTTTTCGCACGCGTCCGGGGCGTGTATGAGCAGGTCAATAGCGATATTGGTCCCTGCGCGTGATACGGTGATGACCTCGTTTGCGTACGACATGGCGCGGGCGATGAGTTACCACACAGCGACGACAGACGACCGTGTTTTGCTCTTCACGAGCCACGGGACTCTAATCGCCTCTCAGCGGATGGAGCTTGCGCGTCAAGCACTCGAGGAGAAGGCGGACTATCTCCTCTGGCTTGACTCAGACATGCGGTTCCCGAAGGAAACGATCGGGCACCTCATCCTACGCGACAAGCCCATCGTGGCCGCGAATTACTCCACGCGCCGGATGCCGGTGAAGCCGGTGGCGATGATGGACGGCGGCGGGAAGATTGACCGGGTATATACCGGCCCAGAGTCCGAGGGCCTGCAAAGTGTCGACTACGTCGGCATGGGCGTGATGATGACGAAGCGCGAGGTGTTTGAAAAACTCGACGCGCCGTGGTTTGCGATCCCCTACTCAACGGTCGGGAATCACTACATCGGCGAAGACGTCTTCTTTTGCCGCAAGGCGAGAGAGGCCGGGTACGAGATAACGCTGGACCATGATCTCTCGCAGCACGTAAAACATATCGGCACCTTTGAGTATTCTCACGAGGGTGCCTGGGCGGTGAAGGAACAGGTGGACGGTGGCTCTAACATCATACACAGCGCTCAAGTCTAGCGTCGCCGACTGGCTGAACCGCGACGACCTCACGTCGGTGATCCCCGACTTCATCTCGCTCGCAGAGGCGCAGATGGAGCGGAGGCTCCCGACGCAAAAGATGGTCAAGCGCTCCACGGCGACGATCGACACGCCGTTCTCTGCGCTGCCGTCTGATTTTCTTTCGTGTAAGGCTTTGATCCTGACCAGCACCTCCCCGGTGCAGCAGCTCGTGTTCTTGTCGGAGGACGAGGTAGACGCAAAAAAATACGTCTACAACGCCACCGGCAAGCCGAAGTATTTTTCGCTGATCGGGAACCAGATAGAGGTCATGCCCGCGCCTGACACCAGCTACACGGCCGAGCTCACCTACGTGGCGACGCTCGCGAAGCTCTCGGACAGTAACGCATCTAACTGGGTCCTCGAGCGCCACCCCGACGTGTATCTCTACGGGTCGCTCCTACAGGCGGCGCCGTACCTGCGCGACGATGAGCGCATAGGGGTCTGGTCTGGTTTGTACCAGTCCGCGATGGAAGAGATGATGCTGCAAAACGAACGCGCCGCCTTTAGCCAAGGCCGCACCGCAATGACCGTCAAACCGACGAGGGTGATCCCGTGAGTGCATTTTCTAATTACCTTGAGACCAAGATCCTCCAGCATGTGTTGACAAATACGTCTTACACGTCGCCGACGACGGTGTACTTGGGCCTGCACACCGCAGACCCGACCGACGCCGGGACGGGGACGGAGGTGAGCGGCGGATCTTATGCGCGCCAGTCGTGCGCCTTTACGGTGACGGGAGACACGGGCAGCAACACGAGCGCCGTAGAGTTCCCGACCGCGACGGCGTCGTGGGGCACCGTCGGCTGGATCGCCGTCTGGGACAACGTCACGGGCGGGAACCTGTTATTTCACGGCGCGCTGACCTCGAGCAAGACGATCGCCTCGGGCGACGTGTTTCGGGTCCCGGCGGGCGACCTTGATATTACGTTGAACTAATCAATGGCAGGCTACGGCTCTGGTTTATATGGCCGTGGCAGGTATGGCATCGACCCTAAAGAGGGCGCTGCCACACTAAACGCGACCGCGGCCCTGTCCTGCATCGGCAGGCGGGTCCAGTTTGGGGCGGCGGCCCTAAACGGCGCCGCGACGGTGACGGCGGTCGGGGTAAGGGTAAGGCTCGCGGCGTCGGCGCTATCGGCGTCCGCGAGCCAGTCGGCGTCGGCGCTGATCGTCAAGGACGGCGCCGCAGCATTGAACGGCGCGGCGTCGGTGACGTGCGCCGCAAAGATCGTCAAAGACGGCGCCGCTGCGCTGTCTGGGGCGGCCACTCTGGCCTCGGCGGCGACCAGAGTACGGCTCGGGGACGCCGCGCTGAGTGCCAGCGCGTCGCTCTCTGCGGATTATCGCCGCGTCAGGCTCGCGAGCGCCGCGGTCTCTGCCGCCGCGAGCGTATCCGCCTCGGCGGTGCGCGTCGCAGACGGCGCGGCGGCCATGGCTGGGTCGGCCACGCAGACAGCGACCGCGAAGGTCATCTACCTAGACAGCGCCGCCTTAACCGGCGCCGCGACGGTGGTGGCCTCTTGGGTCCTGGTACAGAGCGCCGCCTGTGCGGTCTCTGCGGCGGCGACGATGGTGGCCTCCGGGCGCCTCAAGTGGCAGACGGAGCCCGACACGCCAGAGACGTGGACGGCGCAGGGGGACACGGCAGAGAGCTGGGCCACAGCGGGCGACACGGTCGTCGCGTGGACCCCGGCGAGTGACACGGCAGAGACATGGGCGCCGGCGAGTGACACGGCGAAGACTTGGACGCAGAAGACACACCCGGCCTATTTGCAGGCCGCTTGAGGTAACTAGACATGGCTGATACGACAACCACCAACCTGGGCCTGACGAAGCCGGAGGTCGGCGCGTCCTCGGATACCTGGGGCGGGAAGCTCAACACCAACCTCGACACCATCGATGGGATCTTTGCGGGCGCCGGTAGCGGCACCTCGGTGGGACTAAACGTCGGCACCGGAAAGACCCTCACCGTGGGCGGCACGCAGAACATGTCTGCGCTGACGGCCTCGACCGCGCTGGCGCTCGACGCCAGCAAGAACGTCGTGAGCGTCACAAACACCGGCACCGGGAACAACGTGCTCTCTGCCTCCCCGACGTTTACCGGGACGATCAGCGGAGCCGCCGCGAGCCTCTCCGGCAACCTCACCTTCTCGTCCACCGCCCAGCGCATCACGGGCGATATGTCCAATGCGACATTTAGCAGTCGGTTGGCGTTTCAAAGCAGCACGACGAATGGCAATACAAACGTAACCACGTTGCCAAATGGAACAAGCACATCGTCAGGAATTCAATGCTACAACGCAGCAGACCCAACAAATGCTGCGTTTGCGAACATAGGCGCAAGTTCAGCCGAAATTCAATTTCTTTCTGCTATTCGCGGCACCGGCACCTACCTGCCGATGACCTTCTATACCAGCGGCAGCGAGCGTATGCGGCTGGATACGTCGGGGAATCTCGGGATTGGTACTACGTCGCCGGGGGCAAAGTTACAAATTAACGGTTCCACGGCGCAATATTCACCAAGTGTTGCTGTTAGAACAGCGCCCAATCAATACGAATGGGGGCATCCCAATACTTCGGGCTATGGCTCGGTAATCGGCGCGGAATCAGGGTCAGGTGCGTCATTTATTGCATTCAATTCTGGCGCTGGGACAAACAGTAACACCTACCGCACATTTGGGATTCCCGGCAGCGTATTTAGAGCCGACAATGCCGGTGGTTTGGGGCTTTATCGCGTCACGACAGCATCAGCCGATAATCAATCGCTTACTGGGCCGACAGCCTTTTTTGACTCCTCCGGCAACGTCGGGATTGGTACTGCGTCGCCTTTGGCATGGCTCCAAGTGGGGGCAGGTACAAATGCCGTTGCGATGACCGGGACGCAACTCCTGTCAGTTAAAACAAGTGGCGCATCGG